GCTTTGCCCTGACTGCCATCGTGGCAGCTTGAACGGCATCCACGGGCAGCGGCGCATCTGGTCTGCGCTGCGGCTTGACGAATTGAAGGTGCTGAATCAGACCATCAGCCAACTCATGGAAGGAGCATGACCATGGACTACATCCTGGTGCTGACGATCATTTTTGCTGGGCCGGCGAGCGGGGTGGGGGCGTGAACTTGACCCCGAAGCAGGAGCGATTCGTCGCGGAGTACCTGATCGACTTGAACGCCAGTGCGGCGGCGCGAAGGGCGGGGTACAGCGAGCGCACAGCCGATGCCATCGGCCGAGAAAACCTCGGGAAACCTACGATTGCCGCAGCCATTGCAGCCGGACGCGCTGCCGTAGCCGAGCGGGCAAAACGCTCTGTCGACGATGTCATGGCCGATATTGCCAAGGTGCGCGCCAACGCCATGCAGACGGCGGCCGACCCTGAGACGGCACTGCCGGTCATGGTGAGCCACAAAGACGCCTTGCGTGCGCTGGAGCTGGAGGGTAAGCACCTGGGTGCGTTTGAGAAGGACAACGCGCAGAAGGCTGGCGGCTTCGTTGACCTTCTGATGCGGGTGACGAAGAAGTGAGCCCAGCAGATCAAGCCGCGTTTGTGCAGCTGCGCGAGCGCTGGGTCGCAGAAGGCCCGGCCCGCTTCGCTGTTGACGTGCTCGGCGCAGAGCCCACGGTGCAGCAGTGGGAGGGCAGCCGCGCCCTGGTGGAGAAGCGCCGGGTTTCGATCCGCAGCGGCCACGGCACGGGCAAGAGCACGTTCGAGGCGTGGTGCGTGCTGTGGTTCCTGTCCTGCTACTTCCCGGCCAAGGTGCCGGCGACCGCGCCGACCTCGCACCAGCTGGAGGATGTGCTGTGGGCTGAGATTGCGAAGTGGCACCGACGCATGGGCGAGACGGCGCCGGCGCTGGCTGAGCAGTTCGTTTGGTCTGCGGGCGCGTACCGCATGAAAGATGCGCCGAACGAGGCGTTTGCCGTGGCGCGCACCAGCCGGCCGGAGCGCCCCGAGGCGCTGCAGGGCTTCCACAGCGAGAACATCCTGTTCCTGATCGACGAGGCCTCCGGCGTGGCAGACAACGTGTTCGAGGTGGCCGAGGGCGCACTGTCCACCGATGGTGCGTTCGTGGTGATGTGCGCGAACCCGACGCGCTCCAGCGGCTACTTCTACGACTCGCACCACAAGATGCGCGCCGCCTGGGCGGCGCTGCACTGGAACGGCGAGGACAGCCCGAACGTGAGCAAGACCTATGTGGAGAACATGGCCAAGAAGTACGGCCGGCAGTCGCCCGTCTTCAAGGTGCGCGTGCTGGGGGACTTCGTGGACGCGGCGGATGGTGTCATCAGCCTGGAGCTGTGCGAGCGGGCCAAGGTGCGTGAGGTGGACGTGATCCAGTCGGCCCCTGTGGTGTGGGGTGTGGACGTGGCACGCTTTGGTGACGACTCCAGCGCGCTGGCCAAGCGCAAGGGCAACCACCAGCTGGCCCCAATCCGCGAGTGGTGGGGCAAGGACACCATGGCGACCACCGGCATCATCAAACGCGAGTGGGACATGACGCCCGCGGCCGAGCGGCCCAAGGCGATCAACGTCGATGTCATCGGCATCGGGTCTGGCGTGGTGGACCGGCTCAAGGAGCTGAACCTGCCTGTGGTGGGCGTGAACGTGGCCGAGAGCGAGTCGGGCCGCGAGGGCGGGGATCTGAGCTTCAACCGGCTGCGCGACGAGCTGTGGTGGCAGGGCCGCGAATGGCTGGAGGCCAAGGATTGCCGCCTGGCCGACGACGACGAGACGATTGCCGAGCTGACGACGCCGACCTATCGCTTCCTGAGCAATGGGCGCATCCAGGTCGAGACGAAGGACGAGATGCGCAAGCGCGGGGTCAAGAGCCCGAACCGGGCCGACGCCTGGCTGCTGACCTTCTTTGAGGGCGGGCACCCGGGGTCGGAAATGGCCCCTTTGAACTACCCGGATATGGGAATTGTGTGATGAGCCATCACAGCCGGCTGCCCTACGGCACATGTGGCATCGGCGGCAACCGTGAGGCGTATCGAATCTGGTTCCGGCGGAACGCTGAGCTGCCGGAAAGCCCTCAGTTTGGAATGCTGGCGCTTCTGGTGCTCGATGACGACGCCGACAAGGCTGGCGTGCTGTGCGCAGAAATTTGGCGCGTCGCAGCGCGGCTTCTGCGTCCGAGAGAGTTGATCGTTATGCGCCTACGGTTTCAGGAAGACCACACGCTTGAAGAGGCCGGGGATGCGCTGGGCGTCACAAGAGCGCGGATAGCGCAAATTGAGGTGAGCGCATTGAGAAAGCTGCGCGGCGCTTTGAAATAGTTGCACGCTATCGCTTGACACAGAGCGATAGAAAAAGACAATCGCGCCCCATGAGCGCGCGACAGAACCGAATGACCGAGGAACGCTTTCTCTCGGTCCTGCAACACGAACTGAGCAGTTCGGTCACGTGGTCTGTCGAGCATCTGCAGGAAGACCAGCTCAAGAACCTGCAGTACTACCTCGGCATGCCCATGGGCAACGAGGTCAAGGGCCGCAGCCAGGTTGTCAGCTGGGATGTGTTCGAGGTGGTGGAGTCGGCCATGCCGGGCTTCATCGAGCCGTTCTTCAGCGGCGACACCATCGGCAAGTTCGAGCCCAAGGGCCCCGAGGATGTGCAGTGGGCCGAGCAGGCTACCGACTACGTCAACCACATCATCAAGGAGCGCAACGCCGGCTTCTTGCTGTTCAACACCTGGATCAAGGACGCTCTGCTGTCCAAGGTCGGGGTGGTGCGGGGCGAGTGGCGCGACGAGGACCCGAAGCGCAAGCAGTTCCGCGGCCTGAGCGATCAGCAGATGACCCTGCTTGCGCAGGACCCGCGCACGCAGATCATTGAGCACGCCGCGCAGCCGATCCCGGGCATGCCGCCGATGAACCAGGCGCAGCTGATCCAGATGGGCGGCCAGGTGCCGATGCTGCACGACGTGACGGTGCTGCAGGCGCAGCCGGGCTGCGTGGCGCTGGAGAACGTGCGGCCGGAGAACTTCATCTTGACGAGCGGCATCGGCACGCTGGACAAGGCCCGGGTGATCGGGGAATGGGTGGTTTACACCCGCTCCGAGCTCAAGGAACTGGGCTTCAAGCAGCACGACACGGCGCAGTCGTTCGACCTGGCAACCGCGGTGCTTGAGGGCTCGCTCCAGGACGTGCGCGACGGGTTCACGACCGAGCTGGCCCTGCAGGACGACGCAGGCGGCGACCGCTCGCTGCAGGAAATCCGGCTGTTCAAGGGGTTCATCCGTGCGGATTACAACGGTGACGGCGTGGCCGAGTGGCGCCGCGTGCTGGTGGCGGGTGGCGAGGACCCGATGCTGGAGAACGAGGAAGCGGAGGGGCACAACTACTGCGTCCTCAGCCCGATCCTGATTCCGCACCGGGTGATTGGCCTGGGCTACGCCGACCCGGCGCGCCCGATTGCGGACGTGAAAACGGCACTGACGCGCCAGTACCTGGACAGCCTGTACCTGGCGAACCGGCCGCGCACCTACGTCAACCTGAACGCGAACGTCAGCATGGACGACCTGCTGAGCGACCGTATCGGCGGGTTCATCCGGGGCCGGGGGCCGGCGGGTGACGCGCTGCAGCCGCTGCAGACGACCTTGGTGGCGCGCGATGCGCTCGAAGGCCTGCAACTGGCCGACAACATGCGCGAGACGCGCTTGGGGATCCCCAAATACAACCCCGGCCTGGAGGCCGACGCGCTGCACAAAACCGCGACGGGCGTGCGCAGCATCAACAACCTGGTGGACAAGCGCCAGAAGATGACGCTTCGCATCCTGGCAGAGACGGGCATCAAGGACCTGTTCCGCCTGGTGCTGAAGCTGGTTACCGAGTACCAAGACGCCCCGGCCATGACGCGTCTGCGCGGCCAGTTCGTGCAGTTCGACCCGCGCGGATGGTCCCCCGACATGGACGTTTCCATCGAGGTTGGCGTTGGCACCTCGGACGAGACCGAGACCATGATGCAGCTGCAGCAGTTCGGGCAGTTCATGGCCTGGGGTCAGCAGGTGGGCGTGGTGAGCCCGCGCAACGTGCACCAGTTCGGCCTTCGGCTGGCGAAGAACGCGCGCTTGAAGGGGGCCGAGCAGGATCTGCTGACGCCCCCGCCTGACCAGCCGCCCCCTCCGCCGCCTGATCCGAAGCTGCAGCTCGCGCAGTTCGAGGCGCAGCAAGAGCAGCAGAAGTTCCAGGCCGAGGCCCAGATCGAGCAGCAGCGCCGCCAGACTGAAGCGCAGATGCAGATGATGACGGACCAGAACCGGCAGGAGTGGGAAGCGCGCCAGAAGCAGCTGGAGGCGCAGCAGAGCGCGCAGATCGAAGCCATGCGCATGGAAGCCGAGGACCGCCGCCACGCGCAGGACCTGGCGTTCAAGCAGTGGCAGACCGAGTTCCAGGCAAACCAGGCCATCGCCTTGGAGCAGATGCGCCAAGCGGCCGCCGCGCCGCAGGGCATGGACCTGGCGCCGCTGATCGAGATCCTGCAGCCGGTGCTGGAGTACATCTCCGCCCCGCCGCGCATGGTGCGCGACGAGGCCGGAAACGCTGTCGGCGTGCAAAAGGGCGCGCGGACTTTCTCAATCGACCGCGACGCGCAGGGGCGGCCCGAGGGGCTGTCGGACGCGGCGCC